GATCCGGCCAGCCAAGTAACGCCATCGGCTGAATAGATGATAGGCGAACTTGAAAGCCCTACCGCTACGAAAACTCCGTTGGCGAAGGCAACGTCGTCGATGACGTTGATCGTAACTGGTGACGACCGGCTTGTCCAAGTCACTGCATCCGGTGATGTCAGGATGGTGCTGGACTGGCCCACGGCCACATACAGGCCCTGCCCGTAGGTGACATCGCTAAGGTTGTTGGCCGTCCCACTAGTCTGCTCTGTCCACACCTGCCGGAAGGGACTGGCCCCCAACTCCGGCAGGCACACGAACCCTCCCCGCGTGTTGGCGTCCTGCGAGGAGAAGTCGTGGTTTATCGCCTGCTGGACGTTGCCAGGCCGGATGTTTTCCGGCGCGTTGTACTCGTCCACCCCAATGAACGCACCGTCACCGACCTGCTTTGGCTGGTCATCATTCTGCCCGTATGAGCGGTAACGGTCCATTCTTTGGGGGTCATTCCTTGGGCTTCTTGGCCTCCGCCAGGGCGGACTCCAGTTCAGCGATCTTCGCGGTAGCCTCGGCCAGCGACTCGATCAGCAGGTTGAGGGACTGCTGCTGAAGCTGGGCGACGATGTCAGCCCGGATGGCTTCCTTGGGGCGGCTCATCAGAGCGGGGTCAGGCCAGCGTTCTGAGCGAGCACAGCGTAAAAGGCGGCGTCATCCGTCCAAGCGTCGGTCTGGGCCTCGGTGGCGTTGACCAACTGGCAGGACACCTCCGCACCGGCGGCGTCGAGGAGAACGCAGTCGGCCACGGCGGGGCCGTTCTGGTAGGAGACGTAGCGGGCCGTGAACTTGGTCGCGGACTTGGTGCCGGTCGGGGTCCAGACAGACACGGGCTGGATGTTGATGATGGTTTGCATAGGAGATTAGGCTAGGGTGAGGGAGACAGAGCGAGTGGTGCCATCGGTGCCGCGCACGCTGATCTTGAGCGACGTATTGGAGGTGCGCTCAAAAGTCATCGTGCCGTTGACCGTAAGGGAAGGGGCGGTGGCCGGAATCGCGGCAATCAAGCCCGTGCTAGCAACCGACAGATAAGTGGAGCTTCCATCGCCGTTGCGTACACCAAAGGAAGTATCAACATCAACCGAGGTGACGTTTCCGCGGATAAGGCCGTTGTTGCTTCCTGTTCCGCGAATGTAGAATGTCGAATCACCACCCGGGTGAACATATCCACCCGTAAACACAGCCCCCGCCACCCCCACGCCCCCGCTCACCACCAGCGCACCGCTGGAGGTGGAGGTGGAGGCGGTGGTGTCCCGCATCGCCACAGGCGTCCCGCTGTTGAAGGCGAAGATGGAGGCCGCCGTAAGGCAGGATACCCGAAGCTCATTTGACTCCGCACTGATGAACCAGTCGCGGGAGCCCGATTGACGGAATCCAACTCCCGCACTTGTCGTACCAGTAATGTCCAGCCGAGCCGCAGTGCCGGGACTGCTTGCTGAACGGATGTCCAGAATCCCAGTACCAACTCGGCTCAAATAAACATCCGAGGAAGTGCCGACGAGAATTGGACCGCCAATGCTCGCCGCACCCCCCACCCCCAGCCCGCCGCTCGTCCCGTTGCCGACCACCAGCGCACCGGTAGAGGTGGAGGTGGAGGCGGTGGTGCCACTAACCTTTAAGCTGCCAGCAGCCACATCCGCCGTATCGCCAATATTAACGCCGCGACTAGCCCCTACTCGAAACGACTCTCCATTTCCGTTGTTGAACGTCAGAACTGAACTTCCGCTGGCAATAATTGAGAAGTATCCGGCCCCGCTAACGCCACCAGTAAGCGCATACGCCGTAGTCGAAAGCTGATTGGCAAAATTACGGTAAATAGTGATATCCGTTCCAAAGGCCAAACCCGCACCAAGGGTTGTGGCCGAAGGCATATTGATCGAGCCATATGTGCCCGATCCATTCACCGTCAGCGTGCCCGTCACCGTGGCGTTGCCGCCGAACGTCGGGCTGAACGCATTCAGCTTCCGCGTGCCGTTCGTCGTCCCGTCTACGGCAATGAAGTCGTCAGAGGCCGTACTGGAGGCCGTATTCGCTAGGGCATTGATGCGTTTGTCAGCCATGGTCAGGGTCCGGGATAAGGTTCAACGAAGATGAGCAAGTCCCCGTTGGAGGCGATCAACTTGTCCGTCGTGCCGCCTTCCAACAGATAGCCCGTAGTGAGAAACAATGGATAGTCCGTACCGTAGTTGTCCGCCTCGCCAATCCGTTGGCCGAGGACGTTGAGCGCACTGCCAAACTCTGAGGCGAGTACGTTCACAACTGGCACTCGCTGGCGTGGATGGCGGCGTCCGTGCCACCTTGACGGATGAACTTGGCCGCCTGCGCCATCGCCGTGCTCCAAGTGTAGGCGCGGCCCTGATAGAGCCGGTGCCCGTTGGTCGCGGACGGGGTGCTGCCGTCAATCGTACACATCACATCCGCATCCTGGATGTCGAACATTACCATGTTCGTCGTGTCCCCAAAGGCGGACAACTGCACCACCGAGGTGCTCACGGCCAGGCGCTGGTCAGCAACGGAACTGCCACGGTAGACAGCCGGCTTGGGGAAGATGTTGTTGAGGTTGAACGAGGCCATGGTGATTAGTGGTTACCAAGAACGATTCTGGCTGGTGACGTGACTGAAGACCTGCATCTGGAAGTTGTCGGGCATCTGGCGCTCGATGCGATCCCATTCGTTGAGCTTCTTCAGTTCCGCCGTCTGGTAGGCCTGCTGAGCCTTGTCCATCTGGCCGTCCTGCACCAACCAGTCGCCGTAGGTCTGCCAGACCAAGATGCCACCAAGGGCCTCGGGCAGTTCCTGCAATTCCCACTTGGACGGAGTGTCCTCGGGATCCTGTCCTGCAGTCGTCGTGGCCAAGCATTTCCAGTAATCCGATGTCCCAGTCAGGGCGCCCGTCGTGCGGGTGTAATACACGTACTGCCCAGCCACATAGGTCGCCGTGGCGCTAAACGTGTCCCCGCTGTAGTTGTAAGGGGCACGGCGGTAGAACAGGTAGACCGGGTTGGCAGGGTTGGTATTATACGTGACGTACCCATTCGTCCCCATGAATCCACCAGCCGTGGAAATCATCTGGAAGCCGGAATCCGTCACTACATACCCCTGCGGCCGCGGGTAGGTCACCATCGCGGGATTGTCGATCCACGCCTGAAACAGGACATCAATCTCCTTCTCGCCAGTCTGGTCGTAGGGAACGACGAACTGGTTGGGACTCACATTCGTCTGCTGCACCATCAGGTTGCCCCAGAGGTACACGCCCTTGGTGGTGTCCCCGGCGTAGGAGATGGTGCTCCCATTCGTGGAGATATTGACGGAATAGGTCTGGCTGCTGCACGCGGCCCCCGTCGTGTACGTGATCGTGCAGAGGAAGAATCCGTTCGGGCACTGCTGGATATTGGCCGAGGAGACGCCCGCCTGCGTGCCTACCGTGCCCGCCTGCACGTTGAAGAATGCGCTGAAGGTGGTCGTGCCGTCATTGACCGCCAGGCGGATGTAATCCCGGCCGTTCGGACGGGCGTAGACCGACGCCTGATAGTCCGTGCTGGGGAATCCGCTGATGGCCTGGGCGACCTTGTGCTCGCCGGACGTGACCGTCTCCAGCACCTTGCTGGCCGTCGTCCGGTTGTCGGCCGGATTCGCGATGGAATTGGCCGTAATGGAGGCGTTGGTGGCCGTCCAGACGCTCGTCTGACTCACATCGTTGGCGTAGGTCAGCAGATTGCCTGCAAACCGCGCCTCACCCCACAAGGACAGATCCGGCCAGTTGCCGGACCCCCAGATCTGCCGCACATTGGCGTTGAACAGCGTGTTGATGCTGTCCGCGGTCTCCGTCGTCAGACGGCTGGTCGGAACGCCAATCAGGCTGCAGATCTGACTAAGGGCCTTGCTGTAGGGGGTGGTTCTCAAGATGCCTTACCGCCAAGCCAGCCGCCAGTCAGACCATGGCGGGCAGGATTGACCTTGGGCCGGTAGCCCTTGGCACACATGCTCGGATTGTCCTTCAGGTACTCCGGCAGCCACTCATGCACCTTGGTGCCGTGCTGCTGCTGGAGGCGGAAGAAGAGGCGCCCGTCAATGCGGGCCGCCATCTGCCCGAGACCATCCACCCGGCTGGAGCCTTGCGCCGCCATGATCTTGGCACGCTCGACTTGCCGCAGACCCGCCGCAGCCTTCTCGGCTGGCAGACCCTCCTCCATCTCACGCCAGAACTCTCGGACGACGTGCTTGGGGAGCGCGGTGATGATCTCGGGTTCCTGTTGGACCATAAAAGGGGAAGGGGGCAGAGCCCTTTCGGGATGCCCCCTGGAGACCTTAGCCCAGCCGATCCGGCTGGCTCAGATCCACGATGTTGAGGTAGATGTCCAACTCACCGGCCGTCAGGGCCGAGGGACTGCCACCCGTGGCGTTGGTGAAGATCGCAACCAGGTTCGCGGTGGCCGTAGCCGTGCGGATGGTAGCGGTCGTCGGAACGCCGGCCAGCACACCAGCCGTCAGGACCGACTGCGCGGTCACAAGGCTGTTGGTGGTGGTCGTGGTGCCAACCTGGATGGAGAACGCCGTCGTGCCCGCAAAGGCAGTCGTGATGTTCACCAGCGCGTTGTTGAGCACATAGCGCGACGGCAGGGCGCCCAGCGTGACGGTCACGGTGTCGGTAGCACCGGCACCAAACGCCACATCGGACGACTTGACGTTGAACTTGTGCGAGAACCCGCGAGCCTGCTCCTGCAGCGAAAGCTGCGAGACGCGGGCGCGGGAGATAGTGACAGCAGTATCAGCCATGGTAGTTTCCTCCTAGTTTGGGGGCTACGGTTAGCTCGTCGCGGCGAACTTGCCGAGGCCGAGGGGATTCTTCACCATCAGGGTGAGGGCCGCGAGGATGAACCCGCGACGGCCGCCGCCGAGGTCCGGCAGCTCGTTGGACTCGATGCCGAGCATGTAGCCCACGCCGACCAGCTCGGGGTCGATGACGTAGCCACGAGCCTTCTGTTGGTTGGTGGTGGTCGAGGGATCCGCGCCGTCCAGGATGCCGTTGAACAGGTCGGGAACGACCGTCACGGTGTGGAAGTCGCCGACATAGACGGTAACGTCCAGGTCGATCTGGTGGCTGGTGGCGTCCTGCGTGACCTGATAGGTCTTGGTGGTGCCGGAGCTACCCTCCTGACGCTGGAACTTGGAGATCGCCCGCTTGAGGTTCGGACCGGCGAACAGGGTGTAGGACCGGCGGCCGCCGACCTGCTGGAAGATGGACTGGAACACGTCGTTGAACGCGCTCTCACCCAGCGAGCCAGTGGCGGTGGTGTCGATGTTGGCGGTCGGGGTGCGGAACGCGGCCGGGACATCGCTGCCAGGCGTGTTGCTGATCCACTTGCCGAGCGCACGCATCTTGTAGGGGGCCGGCGGGGCCTCCTGCTGACGGTCATTGTCGGAACCGATGCAGGCCTCAAGGGACCGCTTCAGTTCGCGCATGCACTTCATCTTGGCATTCGCGACCTCGCTGGACACGCCAGCGACATCGGACGCCTCCTGCAGGCGGGAGACCATCCACTGCTCGCGGAACTGCTGGACGTAGTTGCCGATACGAGCGCGGTTGACGGCCTGGTTGGAGAAGGCGAGGACATCCTGGCCTTCAAGGACGCCGCCAAAGCTGACGGGCGTCAGGGAATCGACCTGCCACTCCTGGTAGGCATTGGTCATCCGCTTCGTCTTGGCGAAGGTGGAGATCTTGGGCGTATCCTCGGGAGAGAGGATGGTGAGGAAGTCGGTGAGATCTTCACGATCCCCCGCGACGTTGTAAGTAGTGCTAAGAGCCATGGTAGTTAACGAGTTTGCTTGGCCGCCTCTCGGGCCAGGAGGAATTGGACTGCCTCGCTTGTCGTGACTCCACCCTTCTTGGACAGATGCTGCCGGAGGGCATCAACCTGCGCCTGCGACTTGGAAGCAGAAGGCGTGCGGTTGTCAGAAGAACCTGTGGTCGCCACCGTCTGGGACGAGGGCGGTTTGTTGGAAGGGACGACGCCGGCCTTGGCAGGCTTATTGGCGCTCATCTTCTTCTTCTCCAATGCTTTGAGACCTTCAATCTGGACGCCGATGATCCAATCCGCGTTAGGCAGATTACGGAGCCATGGCATCTGCATGTAGGCCTGCTGGGCGGCAACGTACTCAGGCGTGCTCTTGTCTCTCAGGAATGGAAACTCCTGATAGGCAAGTTTCTGCGCTTCAACACGTTGTCCGAGAAACGCCCGTCGTGCAGGGATGTCATCCTCAAGCGTCTTGTCCGCATTGATGATGATGGTGGTCAGCGCCTCCTGATCGAGAACCTGATCTCCCAGTTGAATGGGCTCAAAGTTCCGTTTCGCAAGCTGCTGCTGGGCAAAGCGTTTGGCCTCTTTTGCCTGTTGGGCGAGCGTGTCCAGTTGGGCAAAATTCTCAATCTGGGCGAGCGGCGTACCCGTGTTGGGCAGCGGAGCAGCAGGGGCCTCGGGGACTTGTGCCTGGGCTTGCTGCTGGTTTTTCGCGATCTCCAGCTTGAGTTCGTTCAACTGGGCCTCAAGGGCCTTACGCTTGGCAACCTCCTTGCCGATGCGTTTGTTGATGTTCTTCTGAACCTCTGGCGGAATCTGAGAAGGAACGGAATCGTCGTCGGCCTCGGATCCATCGGCGGTTGCCTCAGTATCCTGCGCCTCCGAACTGCCGACAGACTCGGTTTGGTCCGCTTCTGTTGGTGCGGGTTGTTCAGCCGTTTCGGGCTGGGCGACCTGTTCCGCGGGTGCCGTTTGGGCCTTGGCGTTCTCGGCCTGCATGTTAAGCAGACGTTGAGCGGCTTGGGCGACACTCAGGTTGCCACTGACTTTGGCATCGGCTTTTGCTTCGGGCGCTTGAGGCGCTTCAGCGGGCTGCGAAGGAGCGGTAGCTAGTTCGTTAGACATGGGTTCAAAGCCCCCAAGGGCGGGACAGGGCGGGTGCCCAGTGCCATCAGCCGTGCTTATAACACGGCGTCATGTCAACAGATATTCTTACAGCTACTGGCGCTCGACATCAGCCTCTGTCAGCTTTGTCAGCACGTAATCATCGTACAGATTGATGATTGCCTCGTAGGCCCGTAGCTCACCCACCGCCGTGGTCGTAAGCCGGTCATCCTTCACTACCGCATCATTCATCAGATCCAGCATCGTGTTATGCTGAATCTCACGGAGCGACTCGATGAAGTCCTGGAAAGCGTCATTGGCTACCAGGCGTTGCACCGAGACCTTGAGGCGCTCGGTGCGTTCCAGCGGAGTGAGGAGGGTCTTCTTTCTGGGCATTAAGGCGTGGCGTTGGCGGCATTGAGGCCGGGCATCGGGGCACCGAGGCGTCCGATCACGGCATTCTGCTGCTGCTGCATCTGGAACTGGTACTGCTTGGCGCGGGCATCCAGACGCTCCTTGAAGGCCTGATCCTGCGAGTACCGCTGCTGCACGTCAGGCTGCTGCAAGTACTGCTGCATGACCTGCAGGCCAAGCTGCGGGGGCGTTCCGATGCGGATGTTCTTCGGGATGCCGGCAAAGATCTGCGCCAGATCCTGCTGCTCGTCGTTGACGACCTGCTGCTGGCCAGTTTTAGCCGGACGGATGATGCGCTCGGCAATGTTCGGGTCGATGGAGGACACGAACGCCTGGAATAACGCACCCCAGTCGCAGACGCCTTCGCGGTCGAGGGACTGAGCGCCCTGGATGATCGCGGTCCACTTCTCCGACATCATCTTGAAGTCGGTGCTCTGCACGTCCCACGACAGGTAGAAGTCGAACTCCTCGTTCACGTCTCCCTTGTTGAACACCATCGACTCCGCGTCCTTGACGCCCATCACGCGGAAGATGACCTGATCGTTGCCGTACTGCTTGTACAGTTTCCAGACCTGTCGGAACGACTTGGCCAGGCAGGTGAGGAATTTGTTAACCTCAAACTGATTGTAGATGGGATCCATCGACGGATCCCCCTTCTGCGCGGCAAAGCCGTTGTACTCCTTGAACGACGACTCCAAGAGGGCCTCGGAGTTCTCCGTGTTCATGTCCGGGATCGGCCGGTCCGCGTAGTGGTACTCGTTCGGCCGGCGCTCGGAGATCATGGCACCCGGACCCCAGCGGCCCGGCGGGCGGCCCTGCGGGTAACAGATGGGCGGCAGGACGCCCAGGGACGCCGCGTCAATGCGGGCATCCTTGTGCGCCTTGATCTGGTCCTGCCA